GGCACATGGCTTCGTATTGCGTAAGGATTAATAATGAATCTTGTTTATGCAAAAAATCCAAAATGGGTAACTCGGGATCAAACACTAATTGATCTTACGGTTCGGTTTGAAGAGATCCCAGAAGATTTACCATTTACAGCAGACCCAAATGACTCGGCAGAACACGGCAGAAACATTTACGCTAGAGCCTTGGCTGGTGAATTTGGGGTAGTTGCAGAGTTTAATGTTGCGCCGCCAACTGTTGAAGAAGTTTCTGAGGCAATAAAAACAGAAAGAAATGATCGTATTGCGTTAACAGATTGGACTCAACTTCCTGACATTCCGCAGGCTACTAGGGATTTATGGGAGCCTTATCGCCAAGCCTTGCGTAACATACCTCAGCAATCTGGTTTTCCTTGGTATAACCAAGTTGTTGTAGAAACTAATTTGGGTTATGAAACTGATTTATCCAAGGCACCTTGGCCTGAAACCCCATAAGGATTGACAATGGCACTTATTCTAAAAGACCGAATTAGCGAAACTACCACTACAACTGGTACAGGTACGCTTACGCTTGATGGCGCTCTTTCAGGATTTCAACCGTTTTCAAGTATTGGTGACACTAATACAACCTACTACTGTATTACGGATGGTGCGGCTTGGGAGGTTGGTCTTGGAACATATTCAACCAGTGGTGACACATTAGCCCGTACCACGGTGCTGTCTAATTCAAACGGCAACACTACCCAAATTACATTGGCGGTTGGCATCAAGACGGTGTTTTCAGTTTACCCGGCAGAACGGGCAATAGTTGTAGATGGATCAACCATCCAGATCCCCAATAGCGCTGTATTACCTCTTGCGAATGGCGGGACGGGGTCGAGCACCGCCGCCTTTTCTGGGTCGAACATTACAGACTTAAATGCCACGGCAATCACAGCAGGGACAATATCAAACAACCGAACCACAGCCTCAAGTTCCAACGGGGCAAGCAGTATTGTAGAGCGTGACGCCACAGGTAATTTCTCAACAAATGTTATTACAGCGAACAGTTACAGTGGATCGGGCGCAAACCTTACATCCCTGAACGCCTCGTCTGTTTCTAGCGGAACTTTGTCAGCGGCAAACGGCGGCACAGGACAAACTTCACTAACCGCCAATAACGTCATTCTCGGTAACGCAACATCTGCGGTTCAGTTTGTTGCTCCGGGGACAAGTGCAAACGTATTAACGTCCAATGGTTCAACTTGGGTATCTCAGGCTGCTGGAGGCGGCGGTGGTTCGTTTGTTTTTCTTGCTTCTGCAACTGCGGCAACTTCTGTTATAGATTTTACTGGTTTAAACACCACCACTTATTCTTCATTTTTAATCACTTTTACAGATGTTAGAGCCGGTAGTCTTGGTTGTCGGCTTTATCCGGGTGGGGTTTTAGCAACTGGTAATGTTTATGGTTATAGTGGTAGCTCAGTTGACACTGGGGCTAGTCCATCTATAACGTCATTTGCTTTTGGTGGTAACACTATAATTTTAGACGGGATTACCGCAACAACAGCCAATCTTGGAAGAAGTGGACGTTTGTGGTTTTATCCTGCCGGTGGATATTCTAATGTTATGTATGAATCCACGGTTATAACCGCTACAAACAATATGGTCGCTAGAACGGCAAACGGATATATTAATAACGCAAGTGAGTCAACCGGGATTCGGATTGGAACTTCAACAGCCGGAAACTTATCCGCAGGTAATTTTTGGATTTATGGGATAAAGAGTAGTTAATCATGGAAAAACTTTATAAAACCGTAAATGGTGGCGAAAGAGTTGAGTGTTCACAAGAAGAACAAGAACAATATGCTCTTGATATAATTCAATATGAAACAATTGTATTACCCAATACGGTAAGACAACAAAGAAACTCATTGCTAGCCGCTTCTGATTGGACACAAGCGGGTGATGTTCCCCAAGCAATTAAAGACGCATGGACTACCTACCGCCAAGTGCTACGTGATATACCCCAGCAAGCAGGGTTTCCTACAAATGTAACATGGCCTCAAAAACCGTAAAAAGATAAAGCAGAACTAAAATGCTCGGTTTCTCAGCGTTTGGATCATCTGCTTTTGGTGCTACCTCAACGTCTGTATCCGAGTTTGCCGCAGTTACAGGGGTTAGTGCCACTGGTGCAGTTGGAAACGTTCAAGTATATGCCCGTAACTTTCAGGGCACGTTTTCTGGTGCTCCATTTTCAACCCTGCCTTTTTCAACAAATACTTTTGTTACCGGTTCAGAATCAGCAAATGTCAACGTCACTGGGGTTCAAGCCACAGGCGCAGTAGGCACAGTAAACGCAATAGGTGAAGCAAATGCTTATCCAACAGGAGTTGAAGCCGAAGGTCAGGTTGGCACAGTCGCAGTCCAAGGCAAAGCAAATGTATTAGTAACTGGAGTTGAAGCCGAAGGTCAGGTTGGCACAGTTGCTGTTCAGGGCAAGGCAAACACAACAACGACAGGGGTTCAAGGTGTAGGCCAGACAGGCACTGTAGCGATTCAGGCCAATGCTCATGTAACTGTTACTGGGGTTGACGCAGAGGCTTTTGTAGACCCTGTAGGTGTTGCGGCTGGAACAGAGATTGAACCTGCTGGTTTTCAGGCTGAAGTAGAACTTGGTCAAGAATCTATATCTGCTAAAGCCAATGTCGTGGTTACTGGGGTTCAGGCTGCTGGTCAGGTTGGAATCGCTAGGGCGGCGTTTTCGTTTAATGTCATCGGAGTTCAAGGCGATGGGCAGGTTGGAACAATACAGTCTAGAGCGCTGGCAAATGCTTTCCCAACCGGAGTTCAAGCCACTGGAGTTGTGGGTACTGTAAATGTAGTTGGCAAAGGAAATATATTTGTCACCAGAGTTGAGGCTGTAGGGTTTGTTGGTACAGTAAATATTCAAGCCCACGCTCATGTATTCCCAACGGGTGTTGAAGGCAACGGTCAAGTTGGAATAGTCAATACATCTGCGGATGTAAATATTTCAGTTATTGGTGTGCATGGAGATACTATTCTTAACACACCAACTCAGATACAAATTAATGCTGATGCTAATGCCTCTGTAACTGGAGTTCAGGCTACCGGAGAACTTGGGGAAACTGAGGAATTTGGAGAAGTTAATGTATTCCCAACCGGAGTAGAAGCCGTTGGGGAAGTTGGTATTGTAATTGCTCGTGCCGAGGCTGTATTTAGCGTAACCGGAGTAGAGGCAACTGGCGAAGTTGGGGATGTTGATGTAACTGCTGAAGTTTTGGTATTTCCTGTAGGTGTCCAAGCCCAAGGTCAATTAGGTGAAGAAGAAATAGTTGGCGAGGCCAACGTCTTCCCAACTGGGGTAGAAGGTATCGGACAGGTAGGGACGGTAATAGCCCGTGCTGATGCTGTGTTTAGCGTAACCGGAGTTCAAGGTGCTGGAGTTCTTGGTGAAGAAGAGGTTAAGGGAGATGCCAACGTATTCCCAATTGGAGTGGTTGGCTCTGGACTGCTTAACTCGGTAGGTATTGGCGGTAAGGCCATAGTCACTCCGGCTGGGGTTCAGGCTGTTGGTGAACTAGGTGAAGAGGACTCACAGGCTGATGCTAACGCCCCTGTAACCGGAGTACAGGCTCAGTGTAATTTAGACAATGTTTTTGTCATTACTAGGACTACAGCCAGAGTATTCCCAACAGGGGTTCAATCCCAAGGCCGTATTGGAATTGCGCTGGTTTGGGGCTTAATACCTGACAATCCGGGCACTACATGGAATAATATTACCAATCCGAATACCGCTACATGGACTCAGATAGTGGATGGGAATAATGTAATTTGGGTTCAAATACAGACTAAATAGGAGCAGATAATGGCAAGCAACTGGAGTGCTTTAAAAATACAACTTATGGGTACCGGGGAAAACTCGGGAACATGGGGTAATGTTACTAATGCTAATTTAGGGGACGATGTCCTAGGAGCAGCAATTACTGGTTCTGCTGATGTGACATTTGCTAGTAATAACCAGACGCTTACGGCTTCAAATAATCAATCAAGCCAAATATTTCGTAATCTTCGATTAAATTTAACTGGTACAACTGGCGGTACAACCCGTACTCTAACTGTCCCAGATATTGAGAAAGTCTATATTGTCAATAACGGATGCGGAGATGCAGTTGAAGTTAAAAATACATCCGGTGCAAACGTTTCGGTTCCCGCTAATAAAACTACATACGTATTTAGTACAGGTACTGGTGTTGTTAATGCAATTACGTATTTAAGTTCTTTAACTCTTGGTTCTACGCTTCCTGCGGCATCTGGCGGCACTGGAATTAACGCAGCAGGATCGGCTGGTAATGTTTTAACTTCTACTGGTTCTGCGTGGGCTTCTACAGCGATTCCTTCTCAGTTTTTTTCAGGAATGATTATTCTTTGGTCTGGTGCAATTATTGCAATACCATCTGGTTGGGTACTTTGTGATGGCACCAACAGTACGCCTGATTTAAGAGATAAATTTATTGTTGGTGCTGGCTCTACCTATGCAGTTGGCGCAACTGGCGGTTCTCCAAATGCCATTGTTGTAAGCCACACGCACACCGCTACAAGCACAGTTACAGATTCAGGACACCAACACACCATCAAATCAACTGGTGGCGCTCCAATAAGAATTAACTTAAATGATGACGGTCGTTTTACTGGAGATAGTGGAACTGATTGCGGTCCAACAGCCACCGCAACAACAGGTATTACAGTTGCTACTACTAATAGCACAGAAGGTTCTTCCGGCACTAATGCTAACTTACCACCGTACTATGCGCTTGCATACATTATGAAAACATAAGGATTAAAAATGAAAATACTACAAGAAGCCCAAAAGATTGACGGTGTAAAGATCTGCCGCTCCGAGACCGAGATTGTGTGCTCTAACTGCCAAGACCCTGTGAGCGAGCAGGAACAAGCCTCTGGCACTTGCACTAACTGTGGAGAGCCGTGGCAACCCAAGCAGTCTGTATCGGTATGGGCTACATCGGTGCCAAAGGCTGGCGCTAAGACTTGGGGTCAACTTTAGGAACAGGAATGAATTTTGTCAGATTTAGACCCAATTATCAGCACCGCGAAAGCGGCAACAAAGAGTATTAAATCTGCTGTTGAATCGGGCAGAGAGATAAGTTCGGCAGTTGAGTCTATTCAAAACTTTGGTATGGCGGAGGTCAAAGCCCGCCACGCTTTTAAGAATGTACGTAAGAGTAGTGAAGGTGAAATAACGATTATGACCGCTATGGCGGAGTGGCGCAGACTAGATCAAATACGTCGCATGGAGTTGGAAGTAAAAGACTTTCTGATTCAGCAGTTTGGTGAGTTTAAGGGCACAGAAGAGTTTGAGAAGGTCAAGAAGATTAAAGAAGACATGATTGCCCGTCATGCCAAAAGCAAGGATGCACTGGG